GAGCTCGATCATGATCTTGGTCAGCCGCTGGTAGTGCTCGTTCTTGCGCTTGCCCATCGGCACCTTGAGGATGTCGAGCAGCGACTGCGCCGTGATCCGCTCGATCCCGTCATGATCGACCACCCCCTTGGCCCGCTCGAGGACCGGCACCCAGACGTCGCCGTTGCGGTTCTCCAGCCGCACCTTCTCGGAATGGAGCCGCTCCAGCCACGACAGCGGAAAGTCGGAACCGGATTCCAAATTACTTCCCGTCTTTGGCTTCGGTTGACAGGTTGCTCGGTTCTTTGTCCTGCTGCACGATACGCTTATATTTCTCGTACAGCTCCCTTTCGGGATGGCCTTCCGGCCATGTACCGCCAATGCCATGGACAAAGGCCGACCCAATAGGGTCAGACGCGATCTGTTTTCGCATCACGCTATCGTCGTTCATCGCTCAGGTCCATCCCGCCGCCGTGACGGCCGGCCGGTAGCGCTGCTGCTGTCCAGGCTTGCGCCCCGCCCGCCGGACGAATTCCTGGAACAGGGAACCAGCATTGACGGTAAGACAGACATATTGCAATGCGTCCACTACGTGACTCCACCCCTCCGCATCGAATTTCTCCGGTATCGCCCGCAGCCCGCCCTCCCGGTTCTTCTTGAACCGGTAGCCGCCCGCCATCGCCCGCACCAGGAACGGGCAGCCCGTCGAATTGATCACCAGCGCCGCCTTGCCCGCGACATTGCGCGCTAGCAGCGTCTCGACCGCCCGCAGCCGCGCGTCAATGTCGTTGGTCGGCGCCGGAAAGGCCGATAGCCCCATCCGCTTGAGCGCGTCAAACGACGTTTCCTCCGCGATCGTCCCCTTGGCGGCACCAGCCGGATCGCCCACCAGCACCACCTTCGCGCCCATGAACTTGTTGCTGTAGAGCCGCGGCCGCAGCCGCTCCTCGACCTGCTTCTCAAGCCCAATGTTGATCGCCGGCACCTCCTCATGCACCAGCAGCCGCCCGGTATGGTCCACCTGGCAGATCAGCGCCCACGGATTGCGCCCGAAATCGATCCCGACAATCAGCGGATAACCGGGGATCACCAGCGTTTCCGGCGCGGTATGAAACGAGGTCCGCCACGTCGCCTTGAACACCGCCTCCCCGCTGGGGTCATCGGCATATTCGGCATAAACGTAGCGCCGAACCCACGGGTGGTCGGAGCCATAAAGCTCAAGAAACCGCTCGTAATATTTGCGCCCCTGCGCCAGCCGGTCAGGGTGGTTGATCGGGAGCCGCGCCGTCTCCTCGGTCTGCAGCAGGTGGTTCAGGTTCTCGGCCTGCGGGCTCATCCCGGACGGCTGGATGAAAACCTGGAAATCCGCCGGCGGCTCGGTCATGAACTTGTGCCAGTCGCTCATCAGCCGCGGCATGTTGGTGTCCGCAATTATTCCGTACCAGGACGGCGACCCGCGCTGCGCCGACGGATAGCGCCCGATGCGGCTCGAGACCGGCGCCAAGATGTCGAAATTCATCTCGATCGCCTCGCTGAGCCACGCGCCGGTCAATTGCATCGACAACAGCCGCGCCTGGTCGGTCGCGTCCTCCAGCGGAATGAACACGAGCTCGCTCTTGATCTCGCCAAAATCAAGATAAAACGTATTCTCCGAGACTTTCCACTCGCCCAACCCCTGCAGCCAGATCTGGCAATCCTTCAGGATCGTATCGCGCAGCTGCTTCAAGGTCTGCCGCACGATCGCAAAGCGCGTGTACCGGTAACCATCCGCCGCCTTGCCCTGTTCCATCGCCCGCCGCAGCACCTCCACAATGCAAGCCGTGGTCTTTCCGCTGCCGACCGGCCCCGCGGCGATGCGACCGAAGCTGTTCGATCTCATGAAACGCCTTAATGTTAACGGCGCAGTGTATTCAATGGACACCGGGTTTCGCCTCTGCCATGAAAAATGCATGCGCACCCATGAACGAGGACACACAGATTTTATTTGCCCTGTATGCAGCAAGAAGTTTTCCAGGCAAAATAGGCACGTTCGCAAAATTAAAAGTGTATGTTGTTGCTCCACGGAATGTGCAGGCTTCTGGAAAAGGGGAGAGCGGAACGCTTGCTGGAAGGGCGGTATATCCAGGCGTAGCGCTGCAATTCAAAAAGCTGTCCGCAAGTCCAAACAAGAATCTGGAAGCTGTAGCCGCTGTGGCGCAAAAGAAAATTTGCATGGCCATCATGTGAAACCTGTATCAACCCATCGCCATCTGGCAGCCAGCCAGGGGAACATTATAGTGCTGTGCAGCCAGTGTCATGGGGACGAGCATCCGAAACTTCGTGGGGCTCTTACAATACCACGCAGTCGATCTGGCAAAGAGATTGTATGCGTGATCTGTGAAAAACGCCGGTATGTGATGCCGTCAGTTCTCGCTCTTGGAAAAGCAGAATGCTGCAGTCGGGCGTGCGGCAATGTTTTGTATGCCAGAAAATTCAAGAGCGATCCTGTCAAGTTCGGTGTGGCGATCACATGCGTTTACTGTAGCCGTCTGCGCTACGTATCGAGGTATCAGGCCAGCCGAGCAAAATTTTGCAGTCGTACCTGTAAGCACAAGGCACGACAGGCTAATCTTTCCCGATGCCAGGAAATTTAGCCTTCACTTTAGCTCGTACTTTGGCTTTCTCTGCAGGAGTGCCATGCCGCGCTACCATCGACAGGGCTGCCCTGGCGTGATTCGGGTCATTCACGGGATAGGAACCGCTCCCCTTGCCCTCCTTGCCTTCCCCCTTGCCGGGCAATGCAAACGCCGACGACGGCAGCCGCTTGCGCTGCCCGCTCGATAGCTTGGCCATCTAGTCCTCCTCCTGCCTCGGGGTTTTCCGCGGTCGCCCGGGCGGGCGTTTCACAACGACGCCGACCTCTTGCTCGTCGACAGCGGCGGGAGCCTCGTGCGCGATGACAGCGGTCTTGCTCTGGCTCCGCCCGAAGGATGGTTGTGGATCTGGCTCGATGTTTTTACTGTACGTTTTTGTATCGTCTTCACCTAAGTTTATGGTAATCACGAATTTTTCGTTGCTCTTGGCCTCCTTGGGGTCGCCACCGAGCCCCGCGTTGCGCGAGAACAGCTTGGCAACCTCGGTCGCCGCCGACAGCGACTCGTCGCTCATCATCCGCCCGCCCAGCCGCGGCAGCGCCTGCTCCAGATAGGCCGCGCTGATCAGCTTGACCCGCTCGTTGGTCGACAGCGCCGAATTCCATTCCAGCGTGAACTGCTCGAACGCGCGCTTGTAGAACGGCAGCTTGGATATCTCGTAGAAGTCCTGCTCGCTGATGCCGAAATCCGCGAAAATAACCGTATAACTGCGGATCGCCATCGCCATCTCGCGGGCGAGCTTCGCTATGGCAACTTCATCTAAATTTTGATCGGGCGGCTCAGTGGGCTCGGACATCCGCACACCCTATAACATTTCCCGCCAATAGAGTAGCATGGCCCGCATGGCAACCAACCCACTCGGCCAGCAAGGCGTCCTGCAGGTCGTTCCTCCGGCCGCGCTGGAGGCGCATCTCCAGCAGCAACAATTGGCCAAAGCCCAGGCTAATGCCCCGCCAGAACCAGCGCCGCCGCAGCTCGCCGGATTCATCCGCGGCCAGTTCGAAATCTTCCGCAATCACCGCAATACCGCCGCCGGCTGGTCCAATCGCCTGCTCGAGGCTCTGCGCACCTTCAACGGCCAGTATTCCCCAACCAAATTCCAGGAGGTCAAGAAGTTTGGCGGCTCGGAAGTCTACGCCCGCCTGTCCGCCCAGAAGTGCCGCGCCGCCTCCTCCCTCCTGCGCGATATTTATCTCGGCTCCGACCGGCCCTGGTCGATCCGCCCGCCCGCCGATCCCGACGTCCCGCCCGATATCGTCCAGAAGATCGATGCGCTCATGGCCCACGAGCAGCAGATGATCATGCAGACGATGGGTCAGGCCCCTTCCCCGCAGGACGTCCAGATGCGCCGCGCCGCCCTCATGGCGTCGGCCTCCGACGCCGCCAAGAAGAAAGCCGCCGACCAGGCCCAGGTCGCCGAGGACAGGATCGATGAGATCTTGA